CAAATATTTTCAAAGTGCTGTCAAAAGCTGCTCTCAAGGAGGTGTACGTGGAGGAGCTGCAACTGTTTATTTACCGGTTTGGCATTATGAGTTTGAGGATTTGGTAGTATTAAAAAACAATAAAGGTGTCGAAGAAACAAGAGTCAGACATATGGATTATTGTTTTCAATTTAATAAACTTATGTATGAAAGATTATTACAAGGTGGTAATATTACCTTCTTTGACCCAAACGATGTACCAGGTTTATATGAATCTTTCTTTGCAGACCAAGACAAATTTAAAGAGTTATACGAAAAATATGAAAGAGCTCATAGTATCAGAAAGAAAACATTGCCGGCATTAGATGTATTTCAAATGTTCTTAACTGAAAGAAAAGACACAGGTAGAATATACTTAATGAATGTTGACCATGCAAATGAACATGGCTCATTTAATCCTAAAAAGGCTCCTATTCATATGAGTAACCTTTGTTGCGAAATTGATTTACCAACAACCCCATTATCTAGCCATGACAATACAGATGGAGAAATATCCTTATGTACCTTATCGGCCATTAACTGGGGTTTAATAAATGAACCATCTGAATTCGAAGAATATTGTGACCTTACTGTTCGTGCACTTGATGAACTTTTAGATTATCAAGGTTATCCAATACCAGCTGCAGAGCAAGGTACTTTATCCAGACGACCTTTGGGTGTAGGAATCATTAACCTTGCCTATTTCTTAGCCAAAAGAGGACTCAAATATGACGAATCTGCCTATGATATTGTTGACCAATACGCAGAAGCATGGTCATATTATTTAATAAAAAGTTCAGCAAATTTGGCTATTGAGAAAGGAAAAGTGATATATAATAATGATACGAAATATTCTAAAGGAATACTTCCTATCGATACTTATAAAAAAGAGGCTATAGATAATTTAATAGAGCCTAGAGAACTGTGCAATTGGGAAGGGTTAAGAGAACAACTCAGAGAAAATGGCATTCGTAACTCTACTCTCATGGCATTAATGCCAGCTGAAACAAGTGCTCAGATAAGTAATAGTACGAATGGTATTGAACCACCAAGAGCATTGGTATCGTACAAACAGAGTAAAGATGGAGTGATGGCTCAGGTTGTGCCTGGTTATCATCATCTGAAAAATAAATATGATTTGCTGTGGGACCAAAAATCCCCAGAAGGTTATCTTGCGATATGTGGTATATTACAAAAATATATTGACCAAGGTATATCAGTTAATACATCATATAATCCAGAACATTACGAGGACCATAAGGTTCCTATGTCTGCGATGCTCTCTGACCTTGTTACTGCTTATAAGTATGGTTTAAAACAATTATACTATTTCAATACATATGATGGTGCTGGTGAAATGAAAGATGATGACCATCACCCATATTATACAGGAACCGAACAACCAATTGAGGACGATGAAGATTGCGATTCATGCAAAATTTAAAAGATAAAATAAACAAAAGAATGGACATCCTACAAGATTGGATGGAACAAGATTATCACATGAAACGACCCGAAGTTGTTTATGACCATACCTTAACAATAAGTAAATTTTGGTCTGTATTATCTGAAGAAGATAAAGAATACATACAATGTGCGCAAGACGCAATAGAAACTAAATCAAATATTTCCTGGAGACCAGATGTCAGTACTAAAGAAGAATAAAAAATCACATTTAACGAGGAATATGTTTTTTGATGATTCTGTTGATATCGCTCGTTATGACCAGGTAAAATATCCACAAATAGAAAAAATTACAGATAAACAACTAGGATTTTTTTGGAGACCGGAAGAAGTTGATGTATCTAAAGATAAAAAGGATTTTCATGAACTCACGGAACACGAACAGCACATATTCACGTCTAATCTCAAAAGGCAAATATTATTGGACTCTGTTCAAGGTCGGGCCCCGAACATTGCTTTCCTTCCTATCTGTTCGTTACCCGAGATTGAAAATTGGATTGAGACGTGGTCTTTTTTTGAAACAATTCATTCAAGGTCTTACACCCATATTATTAGGAATATTTATCCTGACCCTGGTAAAATTTTTGATGAAATGTTAGATGTAAAACAAATATTAGAATGTGGTAATGATATTGCTTACTATTACGATGATTTAATCCAAAATAATAACTATGCGACAAATAAAAAGGAACACAAAAGGTCATTATATATGTGTTTAATGAGTGCGAATGCTTTAGAAGGTATTAGGTTCTATGTTTCATTTGCATGTTCTTGGGCATTTGCTGAATTGAAAAAGATGGAAGGTAATGCAAAGATTATTAAATTTATTGCAAGAGACGAAAATACACATTTGGCCGGCACAACTGTTATGATAAAAAGATTATTGGAAGAGGACCCACAAATTGCAAAAATAGCAAAAGAGGAAGAGGAACATGCAACCAATTTGTTTATTAAAGTTATTGAACAAGAAAAACAATGGGCAGAGTATTTATTCTCTAATGGTTCAATGATTGGTTTAAATGAAACAATATTAAAACAATATATAGAATGGATAGGATGTAAACGTATGAGAGCATTAGGTTTACCTTGTCCATATAGTGTACCTCAGATGAATCCATTACCATGGACTGAAAAATGGATATCAGGTGGTAATGTCCAAGTTGCTCCACAAGAAACAGAGATAAGTTCTTATGTGGTTGGTGGTGTAAAACAAGATGTAGATGAAAAAACATTATCTGGGTTATCACTATAATGGAAGAAAAAATTTTACAGGTAGTTAATCTATCTCCATCAGAATCGTGGGTTGAAAAATTACATGATGTACATCCAATGAAGCAGATTGCAGTAGCATCTGTAATACAAGTATGCGTATTTGGATTTATGTTATTATCATTTTATTTAATAGGAAAATTTGTATGATAGAAATATACGGAAAGGATAATTGTCCATATTGCGATATGGCAAAAGCTTTATGCGAACAAAAGAAAATGGATTATGAATATAAACTATTAGGCTTTGATTTCACAAGGGAAGAGTTAATGGAAAAATTTCCAGGAGCAAGAACATTTCCACAAATCATAGTTGATGGTCAAAAAATTGGTGGATATACAGAACTAAAAGAATTAACTAGCATAGAGTTATGATTTTAGATTGCCAATATTGTTACTCTCGCATAGTAATCAAACCAGCAGATGATGAACCAGTTAAGGTAAACTTCTGTCCTCATTGTGGCGAACCCACAGATGATGATATGGACGAGTTGGATTTTAATGAATAATTGGATTTATCAAGGTATGCCATTTACGCCAGATGAACCTTTCACGTACGAAAAGTTTGGTTCGCATTGGTATGGATTTGTTTATTGTATTACCCATAGAGGAACAAATAAAAAGTATATTGGTAAAAAATTCTTTTGGTCAAAGAAAACACTTCCTGTAACTAAGAAAAGAAAACGCCGAAAAATTACTTATGTTGAATCTGATTGGAGAACATATTATGGTTCAAATAAGCATCTAATAGAAGAAGTCAAAGAGCATGGAGAGGACTTTTATCACAGAGAAATCTTACATATATGTAAAACCAAAGGTGAATGTGCATATATGGAAACAAAGGAACAATTTGAGAGAGAAGTGTTGTTAAGTGATGATTATTATAATGGAATTATTAATTGCAGAATAGGGTCAAATAGTGTAAAAAACATGTTTACAAAGTGATAAAAGTATGATATAATAGTACTATTATGGCGAAAATATTAAAGTTTCCAACTGGCGAGGAACTCAAACAAAAGGCAGAAGCAAAACAAGTTCAAGATGATTACGCTACAGTCAGAGATGCATCTGACCAATGTGTAGCATCTGCACAGTTTCTATTAGAAATTATGGAAGAGTTTATATTAACAGGAGAAGTATCTCGTGAATTTATGGACATGCAATTCCGTGATGAAACCTTCCAGGAATCAAGAGATATGTTCGTTGTAGTAAACATGCTCAACGCTATGTTTCATCGCTATTATGGTATACCACATTCACTTCATAGAGAATTTGATAGATTATATGTAGCGATTAAAGCGATGGATAAACAAAACACACAAGCAAGAAATGAATTGGACGATAAATACGAAATATTATTTACGCCAGATGATGGAGAAGATGATGATACTACTTGACTATAACCAAATTGCACTATCAAATATTATAGTGCAAAAACTAAATGATGAACAAATGATTCGTCATATGATACTTAACAGTATTCGTATGTATAATAAAAAATACAGAGATGAATATGGCCAAATGGTTATCTGTGCCGATGGTATGAATACATGGCGTAAAGAGTATTACCCACAATATAAAGCACATAGGAAAAAGCATAGAGATAATTCAGACCTTGATTGGACGGAAATATTCAGAATATTACATTTAGTTAGAGATGAAATTAAAGAAAATTTACCATATAAAGTAATACACATGGATGGCTGTGAGGCAGATGATATTATTGGTACACTTACTATGCAAACACAAGAATTTGGTATGCATGAACCAGTTATGATTATATCATCAGATAAAGATTTTATCCAATTACAGAAATTTAATAATGTAAAACAATTTAGTCCTATACAAAAGAAAACAGTAAAGGACGATAATCCAAGAACATATTTATGGAATCATATATTCAGAGGCGATAGTGGCGATGGTATACCAAATGTATTATCTGGTGATGATACCTTTGTTACTGAATCAAAACAAACACCTTTGAGACAAACAAAAATAGATGATTGGATTCATAATGCAGAGAGATTAAGAGATGTAATGCCAGAAGAGTATTATAGGAATTATCAGCGTAATAGGAAACTTATTGATTTGGCTGAAATCCCAGAAGAGGTACAACAGAGCATTATAAATACTTTTAATGGACAGAAACCTGCAATGAGAATGAAGGTTTTAAATTATCTCATTAAAAAGAGATGTACTAACTTGATTGAAGTCGTGGAGGAATTTTACAATGGCTAAAAAATTAATATCAGAGGTTTTAACAGAAGCTTCTAAAATAACTAAAAAGGCAGATAGAATCAACTATTTGCGCGCAAACAAAACACCAGCACTTTTGGATGTACTAAGAATTGCATTTGATGATGATGTGGTATCTGTATTACCATCAGGAGCTCCAACATTTAATAAAGATGATGCACCTGCTGGGCATGAATTTTTAAATTTACATAAGGGTCATAGAAGATTTAAATACTTCTTTAAAGGTCCGGTTGCAAATGATACACCAGCATTACGAAGAGAAGGAATGTTTTTATCCTTTATTGAATCCTTACATGGAGACGAAGCTGATTTGGTTATCGCTGCTAAGGATAAATCTTTAAAGTATAAAGGTATTACCAAAAAATTCATAAAGGATACCTTTCCAAATCTAATTGTAAAGTAATGGCTAAATTTGACCCAAAGGAAATAGAAAATTCAAATAGAATTTTTAAATCAGCAACACCTAAACAGGATTTATCCTGGTATGTAAAATGGATAGCATCGTTATTTATCTTAATAGGTATGTCAATAAGAGGCCTTGATGGATTTCAAGCCATAGACTTATCAGTATCAATTATAGGTGTTACTGGTTGGTTGATAGTGGGTTTATTATGGAAAGACCGTGCATTGATATTATTAAATGGTATAGGATTGGCATTATTATTAAGAAGTTTGGCACAAACACTTTACATTTGACCTTAGATGTGGTATAATATACCATATAAAGATAAGGATTATATTATGATACAAATACTAAGAGAAATAACAGACTGGGGCGACCAGCAAATATCCAATGGCGACTATTATGTCAACAGCTCTGGATACTTAATTGGTTATATGCCACAGGGAAAAGCTTACAAAGAGTTTAAAACACCAATAAAACAATTCTCCAAATCAAGGAGAAAGTTTAAACTAATTGGTGAATGGCCTGAGGAATTACCAGAAGGTGCAATTACTGTGCAAGGCAGTAAAGGTAATACGTATACAATATATAATGATAAGTGTTCATGTCCTGGATTTAAATTCAGAGGCACATGTAAACACTTAACGATGGTGGCATAATGAATATATTCATACTAGATAATGACCCAGTATTGGCCGCACAATTACAATGTGATAAACATGTTGTTAAAATGATTGTTGAATCCGGCCAAATGCTTTCTACAGCACATCGTATGATTGATGGTACAGTCGAAAGAAGGCCATCTAAATCAGGTAAAACCACAGTTAATTACTACAAACTTAATGATGAACGAGAGGATATTATGTACAAGGCAGTGCATTTTAATCACCCATGTTCAATATGGACACGCGAAAGTTGCTGTAATTATTCATGGCATTACGAACATTTTATTGCTCTATGTGAAGAATATACATATCGTTATGGTAAAGTGCATTCAACAGAAACAAAACTGAGAGATGTTCTAAAACAAATACCAAAAAACATTAATAGAGTTGGTGGTAAAACACCATTTAAGTTGGCAATGCAATCAAATCCTGAATGTGTTGTACATACATTGGGTGGCGTAGATGCAGTTGCCACATATCAAAATTTTTACAAAACAAAACAAAAGAGATTTAATATGGATTGGACAAAAAGACAAATACCGGAGTGGTTTCATGCAGTATAAATTCCACGAACACAGATATACCTTTAAAGGTAATTTTGCATATGCAGCTGATTGTATCAGACATTCATTGGATATGATGGGGTATAGTGAATCAGAAACTGAAGAAGCAGACCTACATATTTACAATCATACTGCACGAGATTTGGAACCTGATATGCCAGAAAATTCCATTATCTTTAAACCAACAGCACCTACAAGTAAACACTTCCAAATATGTAAAGAGGGTTATGCAAATTCATCTGCAATTACATTCGATGACCCTTGTTGGTGGGCATTTAGTAAATATGATAATAGTGAATGGAATGAAATCCAAGATATGGTAGAGAGAAGAGCAAACAAATGGGATGATTCCATTATGCTGAAATGGCCAGATGCTAAAAATGTAAAAGATGACCATATATTAATTGTTGGTCAAATGCCTGAAGATGAAACAGTGATGGGATTTGGATTTGGTAACCATTGGGATAAAACATGTCAAATTGTAGAGAAGCTAAAAGATAGAGATAATTTGGTTATTAAATTACACCCAAGAATAAGAAAAGCAAGTCATAGGATACGTGATATAAATCAACAAATAGAAAAATGGGAAGATGCAGGACATCAAGTTTTTTCTGGCTATGAATCAATACATAGTGTATTACCTAAAACAAGAGTAGCAATCATAGAGAACTCTACTGCAGGTATCGAATGTATGATGCATGATGTTCCTATTATTTCACACGGATATCCTGATTATCATTGGATTACTAAAGACATGAGAATACTTACTAGGTTAAATGGATATATAGATAATCTATCCTGGTTTGATAAACGCCAAAGCAGAGAATTTTTATGTTGGTATGTATTTAGATATTTATGTTCTGATATACCAACTACAACAAAACGATTAGAGGGATTACTGAATGCCAACATATGAATTTAAAAATAAAGATACTGGAGAAGTGTTTGAAAAAATAATGTCCTATGAAAAAAAGGTAAAATTTTTAAAAGAAAATCCAAATGTTCAATCACATTATACAACATTAAATATTGATTACGATGGTGGTAGCTCAGTACTGTCAAAGGCCGGTTCTGGTTGGAAGGAAGTACAAGATAGAATTAAATCAGGAATGCCTCCAAAGGATAGGAGTTTAATTAAATCAAGATGAAATTTATACATGAACCAATTGACTTAGGTTATAACGACCTATCAGCTAAAACTACAAAAAAAGGTAGACAATATGTTGACCCAGATGGTAATACATATCCATCAATTACTACAGTCCTTTCCATATTATCAGAGGATAGTATTAGAGCCTGGAGAGCTCGTGTAGGAGAAGAAAAGGCAAACCAAATATCAAGAGTTGCTTCTACTCGTGGAACAACAGTACATAATATTATTGAAAAATATGTTGCAAATGACCCTGAATATATTAAAGGTGAAATGCCACATAATGTTCAAACATTTAAAGATGTACAAAAAGTTATTGACGAAGGTGTTACAAAGGTATATCAACAAGAGGCTCCGCTTTATTCAAAACACTTAGGTGTTGCAGGAAGAGTTGATTGTGTAGGGCAATGGAATGGAAAGGATTCTATTATAGACTGGAAAACATCTCGTAAATTTAAAAAGAAAGAATGGATATCTAGTTACTTTATGCAATGTGCAGCTTATGCAATTATGTGGGAAGAGAGAACTGGTATGCC